CGCTTATCCCCCTCGCCGTACAGTGCACTAGCTAGGACAACATTGGGTTTCCAGTGATACCAGGGCAAGCCCTGGTTAACCCTGATTACCGCTTTGAAGTACCTGATGCCATGTTCCCACTTGTACCGCCACTCTGACTCGTCAGAGTGGAAGACAATGTCACCGAGATGCTCGGGACCCTTACAATGTCGGACCACAGTTGGACAAGAAGCCAACAAAGGACCGAGAGCTTCAAGATTTTCGCTGCCTCGAAGGGCTGCAATCTTCTTAAAAGCTCGCCTAAAGCCGTTGTAAGTTGGGATAAGTAACCACGGGTCATTGATAGCCTCCTTGATATAGTAGGGCCGCACGTCGTGACCTTCGAAAAAGTCACCTCCGCACGACTCTCTAAACGCAAGGGGACCTGTGAATGTTTTCTCTTCATTCACCAAGAACCCACAGTACTTAAGCACGGAAATAGCCTTGCCTGAAATATCGTCTGGTAGTATGATGTCGTCACCGAAGACGAACAAGTCATAACCCAGTGCGCCTACTCGGCCTTCTTCTTCCAGTAAAACTGAAAGAATAGCAGCAAAGAGTAGGGTCTCAAGCTCGAACGTATATCCGTTACCCATACTAGAAAACTTTTCTAGTACATGCCAATGGCCGTCCACAAGAGTGGCCGGACTTCGAAGAGCGTCAAGCTCTCGAAACCAAGCGGCAGGAAGAAGCAACTTGACAAGGTTGCGACTAACGGTATCACTAGCATTTGAGAGATCGAGAGTAGCAAACTCTCGCGACACTGAAGATTTCCTCGCCTCACGGCGATGAATATCTTGCGCCAGATCCAGATCCCACCCAGTACGTCTTCTGAGACGCCTGCGTATGGATGCCCCAAGACCTTTCTGATAAAATAAGTTGATTGCGGGTTCAACCGCGATCGACCGATCAATCAGACCTGTCTTAGGAACGGTTAGGTAGCGATTACCCCTAACCCAGGACAACTCTCGCTGGTACCTGAGGTCTGAACGACCCCAGGCTGAAGCTAAGTAAGGTAATATATACCACTTAGCACCAGCTGTCAGTGTGGGTGTTGACGTTATTTTATCTGGGACTGTTGTCAAGAGTCCCCGGTCGGAGAACGTAGCACCAGGTCCAAATCCTCCCTCGATTGTATCGAGGTTTGGTGGAGATGGACCGATCCAACTCTCGATTGTTTTTCCAACCTTCAGAAAAAATCTGAAAATCGCCTCATCCTCGTCCGGCTGATACCGGTAGAGGAATTTAGACAATCGTTCGTTGGTCCGATAACACTGATGTTCTCCATCAAGCCACTTGTTCAAGGCGGCTTGACGTCGATTAATCCCATCAACATTAAAGTTTTCCAGCTTCTTGACGAGGCTGGTAGCTTGAACATCAAGGAAATACTGTTCAGCGTTAGCGTAGTGACGTGGGTCAGTCTTAAGTGACAGGACCTGAGCGTACTCCTTATAACGTAGCATAATCGCTACAGTTAAGGAGCGTACACTCCCCAGCTCCTCCAAAAGAGGGAGGAGCACTCGTAGAGAAGTATTTAACGAGTCCATGCGAATTTCGCCTCTTCCTAGAAGTTAGGTCGGGGCGTAGCCGGCTTGAACGGCGCTCTTGGTGAGCGCAGCCGACATCAGGTTCAACGCCTGGGCAACCTCATTGAGGTTGGCCGAGGGAATGGCCTGAGGCATGGTGATGGTCGCTGTCAACACGACCCTGTCCTTCGCGCTGTAGAGTGTCGTGGTCGAGTCCTGAATCGCGTAAGGCATGACGATCTCGAAGATCATCTGCCGAGCGGTTTTCGGACCGTTCCACTTGCTCGCCAGCTTGAAGAACGACCGGAGACCCACTGGCAGTCCAGCTGCGGCCCCCGTATCCTGACGCCAAACCGCAGCATCCGTTCCGGACGCTGCGGAAACTTGGTCGTACACGATATCGGTGGTTCCGTCGGCTTTCTTGACGGTGATACTGGCCATGGAAGGCATAAGTTGCTTTCTATCCGCACTTGCGTGCGAGTTCGTCCAAAGTGGACAATTTCAGAAACCTACCTATTTGCGCAAAAACTGAACCAGCAAGCTGATTGCAGTAGCTGCGCGAACCTTAGAAGGTAGGCGAAGAGGTTTGACACTGAAGACAGGTCGCGTGAGAGCGAGGGTCCGTCTCACATACAATCCATTGGCAGAGTAGCTGCGTGGGGGAGTTGGCGGGTTGGTCTGGAATCCAGGCCGCACCACACAAGTCCCCGCATTATTCGCAGTTACGATCACTGTGGAGTATGTGTTATCAAGAGTCATGCCAGCGAAGTCAGAGTACGATCTAAGTACGTCTCCAACACTCGCAAACCAGTCTACCACGAAAGAAAACGGGATAACCTCCCAAACAAGAACAGCAGGGTTGAGAAGCCCATACTGCTCTAAGCTGTGAAGGGTATCATTCTGGATAGCTTTGACGAAACCACCTTGTTTGTGCCGAACCTTAATAAGTGTAGTACTGCGTTGCAGTATTGCACCCGTTGGGGTCGGAGCATACACGATGGTGTGCTCAGTTTTTCCAGTTCCTTTCATGCTGGCAAACTTTTTCACGGGATTGTGAAGTATCTCCATTGAATCGAACACGTCTTGGATCAGAGGCTGCCAACCAAAGTGGAACTCCAACCAATTGTTCGCAAGGGTCTTGTGCGGTGAAACTCCCCGAGGGACAGTTTCAATCCGAGAAAACCCAAAACGAGCATGTTGGTGAACCACCCTAGCTGGCTGCGCATCTGCCAAAACACGTGCCGCTCCAATGAAGTCAAACTTACGCAATTTTCGTGTGAAGTTGACCAGTGTACCTGCGCGCTTCGCTATCATGTCAAGTGATTGGCGATACTCGACAAAATCGACACCGAGAGCTGCATTCGTCGCTGTCTGATCCCGAAAACGCTCGTAGCTAATATTAGCTGCTTGCGCCTCGAGGTCAGGAAACGTTGAACACAGACCGGCAATCTGGGAAGCGTCGTACTCCGGGCTACCTGCACCCGTAAAGATCGAACCGCCAGCAGAACTCACGCCTTCTTGGAGGTAAAATGGACATGGAAGATTAAAGGGGGCCTTTTGGACCGTCCTCTGTCTCCTACGCCACCATACTCTCCAAGACGCAGAGTC